CACAAAGGATTCCCCTTTACAAATCTCCCAAAAAATCAAAAAGAAAAGTTTTAGCTGGTTTAATCTAAATTAATCTATTTTAATCTAGCATGATCTTGCTAAATCTTAAATCATAGGGCTATATGCTCATATTTTGGCTCGTATGAGCGTGTTTATATCATTGCGATATAATTCAAGTCTAATTAACTTAACGCTCACAGGAACGAAAATATAGGCTTTAAACGATATAACCACATTTAAAAGAAAGGACAATATGCAAACACAAAACGGTGGCAGACCCACAATTTTACCTAAGATGTATGAAGAACCGCTATTTAGTCAAATCATTGATAAAATTGAATCAGGCTGTAATGACAAAGAAATCTACACCAGCTTGCATTGTTCAGCTAAAACTTTTAGAAAGTGGCGAGATGACAATATAAAGGCGTATGACGAAGCTAAAAGCATTGCTAGGGGAAATCTATTAGAACTAGCTGAAAGTGCCTTAGCGAGCAAACTGACGGTCAGAACGCTAAAGGAAACAGAAACAATCTATGACGCTGACGGAAACGTCGAAAAAGTAAAGGTTAAAGAAAAAGAACTGGATAAAGATAGCTTGGTAGCGATGATGGTTGCTAAGGCCGGAAACCCTGAACTTTATAACCCTACTGAATGGCGGAGATTGCAACAGGAAGAATCAAGCGCTCATGACCTTAAAGCTAAAATCGAAGAACTTGATGACTATAAACTAAGTAAGTACGAAACACCAAAAATTGAAGTGCCGAAAGGGTTTGAATAAATGTATTATTTAAATAAAATGTTGGAATACAACAAAGAAAACGGCATTATTATTAATAAGTACATTCGCAAGACTATTCAGAAGCAAATACGTATTCACAACAAGTATATTTATCGCTATGACCGTGTTACACAAGCTATTGAATGGATACAAGACAACTTCTACCTGACTACTGGAAACCTAATGAAAATTGAGCTATTGCCTACACAGCGATGGTGGTATGAGTTAATGTTAGGCTATGATATGGTAGATGAAAAAGGAATTCAGGTCAACCTAGTTAATGAAATTTTCCTTAACCTAGGACGTGGTTCTGGTAAGTCAAGTTTAATGGCTACGCGCGTGCTTAACTGGATGATTTTAGGCGGACAATATGGTGGAGAGAGCTTAGTTATTGCATATGATAATACACAGGCTAGACACGTATTTGACCAAGTTAGGAATCAAACGGAAGCAAGTGATACATTAAGAGTGTACAATGAAAACAAGATTTTCAAGAGTACAAAACAAGGGCTAGAGTTTACTTCTTTTAAAACGACTTTCAAAAAGCAAACAAATGATACTTTGCGAGCGCAAGGTGGTAACAGTTCACTCAATATATTTGATGAAGTTCATACATATGGAGAAGATATAACAGAATCAGTTAATAAAGGTTCACGTCAAAAACAAGATAACTGGCAAAGTATTTATATCACTTCTGGCGGACTTAAACGAGATGGACTTTATGATAAACTTGTTGAACGTTTCAAATCAGAAGAAGAATTTTACAACGATAGGTCGTTCGGCTTGCTTTACATGCTAGAAAATCATGAGCAGGTCAAAGATAAGAAGAATTGGACTATGGCTTTACCACTTATTGGCGATGTCCCTAAGTGGTCAGGAGTTATTGAGGAGTACGAACTTGCACAAGGCGACCCAGCGTTACAGAATAAGTTCTTAGCGTTTAATATGGGCTTGCCTATGCAGGATACAGCTTACTACTTCACTCCGCAAGATACCAAACTAACAGACTTTAATTTATCTGTATTTAACAAAAATAGAACTTATGTAGGAATTGACCTATCCTTAATTGGCGATTTAACCGCTGTGTCGTTCGTTTGTGAGTTAGAGGGTAAAACTTACAGTTATACGCTAACTTTCTCTGTACGGTCTCAATATGAGCAACTAGACACAGAACAACAAGAGTTATGGACTGAATTCGTTGACAGAGGCGAACTAATCTTACTTGATACGGAATACATTAATGTTAATGACTTAATACCGTATATTAACGACTTTAGAAGTAAGACAGGGTGCAGACTTAGAAAAATCGGTTATGACCCAGCACGATATGAAATTTTAAAAGGACTGATTGAACGTTATTTCTTTGACAAAGACGGAGATAACCAAAGAGCGATTCGACAAGGTTTCTCAATGAACGACTATATCAAGCTATTAAAATCTAAGTTAGTGGAAAATAAACTTATCCATAACCAAAAAGTCATGCAGTGGGCTTTAAATAATACTGCTGTTAAAATCGGACAAAGCGGGGATTATATGTATACCAAAAAACTTGAAAAAGATAAAATTGACCCTACTGTTGCTTTGACAATGGCTTTAGAAATGGCGGTGTCAGATGAAGTATAACGTTGACACAGTCAGAGAGAGTGGCTGGTACAATAAAAAAGAATGGTTGTCAGTCCGTGATTATGTAAGGCAACGTGATAAGATGACTTGCGTAAGATGTGGTGCATTCGGTGCTAAAAAGTACGAAGTTGACCATATTGTAGAACTAACTTGGGAAAACCTTGATGATTGGAGTATTGCGCTGAACCCTGATAACCTACAACTCCTTTGTAAGTCTTGCCATAACAAGAAGACAAGCGAGTATAAACGTGGGAAAGGTGTAAGTTTATGGTAGAAAGGGGAAAAATTGAACTTATTCGGAAAAGTGGTATCATTTTCACGTGGAAAACTAAACAATGATACTCAAAGAGTCACAGCGTGGCAAAACGAAGCGGTAGAATATACAAGTGCCTTTGTGACTAACATTCATAATAAAATCGCTAATGAAATAACAAAAGTCGAATTTAATCATGTAAAATATAAAAAATCTGATGTCGGTTCTGATACTTTGATTAGTATGGCAGGATCTGATTTAGATGAAGTCCTTAATTGGAGTTCTAAGGGCGAACGCAATAGCATGGAGTTTTGGCAAAAGGTAATTAAAAAGTTGCTTACAACACGATATATTGACCTGTACCCTATATTTGATAGTGAAACGGGCGAACTATTAGACTTACTGTTTGCTAATGATAAAAAAGAATATAAGCCCGAAGAATTAGTAAGGCTTACCAGTCCTTTTTATATCAATGAAGATACAAGTATTTTAGATAATGCTCTAGCTAGTATTCAAACTAAGCTGGAACAAGGTAAATTGCGTGGCTTATTGAAAATTAATGCCTTTCTTGATATTGACAATACACAGGAGTATCGAGAAAAAGCACTAGCAACAATAAAGAATATGCAAGAGGGTTCGAGTTACAACGGTTTGACACCAGTTGATAACAAGACGGAAATTGTAGAACTTAAAAAAGATTATTCCGTTTTAAACAAAGATGAAATTGACCTCATTAAATCGGAACTTTTGACAGGTTACTTTATGAATGAAAATATTTTGCTTGGTACTGCAACACAAGAACAGCAAATTTATTTTTATAACTCTACTATCATTCCTTTACTGATTCAACTTGAAAAGGAACTGACTTATAAACTGATTTCAACAAACCGCAGACGAGTAGTTAAGGGTAATTTATATTATGAACGCATAATCGTAGACAACCAGCTATTCAAGTTTGCAACTTTGAAAGAATTAATTGACTTGTATCATGAAAATATTAATGGTCCTATTTTTACACAGAATCAGCTTCTTGTTAAAATGGGCGAGCAACCAATTGAGGGTGGAGATGTTTACATAGCTAACCTTAATGCAGTTGCTGTTAAAAATCTAAGTGACCTACAAGGCAATAGAAAGGACGTAACAAGCACAGATGAAACTAATAACCAATAGTGCTGAAATTAAAGTAACTGAAAATGAGGACGGCTCGAAATCATTTCAAGGCATTGGGTCAGAAGTTGGTGTAGAGAACCTTAACGGTATTGTCTTGACTCCTAACTGTATTGAGTTTGCTAGAGAACGATATCCATTGCTATATGAACATGGTGCTGGATCTAGTGAAGTCATTGGGGACGCAAAAGTTTACTATGATTTGGCTTCTAATAAATACCTGACTGACTTTACGCTTTATGACAATGCACCAAACATTAACAAAGCTGTGGAAAATGGAGCGTTTGATTCACTATCAATTGCCTATTACATTACAGATTATGAGTTTAATGAAAATGATGCTCTAGTTGTAAATAAAGCACAGTTTAAAGAGATTTCTCTTGTTTCAGTACCAGCTGACCCTAACGCAAAGTTTATTCAAAATGCATTGGGCGAAGAACTCACAAAAGAACGTAACAAAATTATTGAAAGCCGTAACGCTTTGAAAGAAATTGAGGATATCAAAAAGAAATATGAATAAACCTGATTTAATCGAAAAACAGAACCGCTTGGCAGAACTTAAAGAAAATAACGTATCTTTAAAATCTCAAATTAGTGGCTTTGAAGTAAAAAATGCAATTGAAGACTTGCCAAAAGTACAAGAATTGGAAAAAACACTTTCAGAAAATTCAATTGAAATTATCAAAATTGAGAATGAACTTAACGCACAGGAAGAAAAACCAAAAGGAAAAGATAAAATGACAAACTTTATTGAATCACAAAACGCTGTAACAGAATTTTTTGATGTATTAAAAAAGAACTCTGGAAAATCAGAAATTAAAAACGCTTGGAACGCAAAACTTGCTGAAAATGGTGTAACTATCACAGATACAACTTTCCAACTTCCACGCAAATTGGTTGAGTCAATCAACACAGCCTTGTTAAATACTAACCCAGTATTCAAAGTTTTCCACGTTACAAATGTCGGTGCTTTGCTCGTATCACGCTCATTTGATTCATCGAATGAAGCACAAGTCCACAAAGACGGACAAACAAAAACAGAACAGGCAGCAACACTCACTATTGATACCCTTGAGCCTGTAATGGTTTATAAATTGCAATCACTTGCTGAACGTGTTAAACGTCTTCAAATGTCATACTCTGAACTTTACAACTTGATTGTAGCAGAACTTACACAAGCTATCGTTAATAAAATTGTTGACCTTGCACTTGTTGAGGGAGACGGAACAAACGGCTTTAAATCAATTGACAAAGAAGCAGATGTCAAAAAAATCAAAAAAATTACTACAAAAGCCAAATCAGCTGGCAAAACTCCATTTGCTGACGCTATTGAAGAAGCGGTTGACTTTGTTCGCCCTACTGCTGGACGTCGTTATTTGATTGTTAAAACAGAAGACCGTAAAGCCTTGTTAGATGAGTTACGTCAAGCAACTGCAAATGCTAACGTTCGCATTAAAAATGATGATACTGAAATTGCTTCTGAAGTTGGAGTAGATGAAATTATTGTCTATACAGGTTCAAAGGCTGTTAAACCTACTGTATTAGTAGACCAAAAATATCACATTGACATGCAAGACCTTACAAAAGTTGATGCCTTTGAATGGAAAACTAACAGCAACATGATTTTGGTTGAGACACTAACAAGCGGACACGTTGAAACTTATAACGCTGGTGCAGTAATTACAGTTTCATAAGAACAAAACGGAGGAAGTAGATGATAGATTATATTAAGGTCTATTGTGGTATTCCGATTTTAGTAACAGCTTATGATAGTAAACTTATCTTATTCCGTTCAATAGCTATTAAATTGCTAGAAAAAAATGGTATTAAAGCTGACGAAACAAGCGTATTAGTTAAAGACTTTATCTCTTGTTATTGTCGGCTTAATATTGTTGATGAACCAGCAGAACAATGGCGAAATGCTGAAATGAAACGTTTGGCTTCTTTGCAAGAGTTAATGTATTATGGAGGTATTTAATGATATTCTCACAAGTTACATTACAGGTAGAAACGACTGTTAAGAAGAAGAACGGTGCAGAAGCTAATGTTATAAAGCCTATCGTTTTACCAGCAGTTAAACAGAGAATTAATCAGTCAAGACTAGATGAGTTTTCTATGATTGGTTTAGGTAAAAACGTAAGATATGAGCTTAACGGAATCGGAGAAATGGAAGACTTAATTTTCAACTATTTCTTAGACGAAAAAGGCGAAACTTTCAAGCGGACAACATGGGAAAGAAACCCTAAGAATAACAAGATGATTTTAGAGGGGGTCGTAAGTAACGGACTATGAACGAATTTGATTCTTATATAGATTGGTACAACAATTTACTTACAATGCCTTTAAATGAAGTTATTTTAGGCGTTAAGGACACGATAGAAGACAAGACGGTATATTTGTCACTTAGTGACTCAAAGGTGCTTAAAATGGATAATACGAGCTTTGTCATGGGTTACTATTATCAAGTTGTTTTATCTGTTAAAGATGTTGACGATGAACTTGTCGGACTTGTCGGAAATATTTTACAAAACGGTTGGAATATGACAAACTGGTCAGAGAATAGCCACTTGTACAATTATACTGGTACTGTTTATTTGCCTTGTGGTGCAGGTGGTCAAGCATGGCAATAAATTTACTTAATACATCAAGCATAGCTAAAGAAATGCAAACTAAAGTAACAGAACGCATGGGAGATTGGTTTGAAGCAGAGTTTAAAGCGAAGGCTAATAGCGCAAGCCGAAGGACTAGATTAATCAGAAGCCACGGTCATACCTATACTTATGCTAGATATCAAAATACTGGGCAATTATCAGGAAACTTAAAACAAGTTAAAAAAGGCGATAAAATAGTCGTTAATGCAGGTACTAGGGCTAATTACACTAGCGGTTATCATGGCATGTACTTCTTAGTTGAAAAAAAGGGTATGCAAGACGTTAAAACAACATTGAAAAAAGGCGCTAATTATGCTAATTCAATGAAATTATAAAAGTAGAAAGTGGCTTAATTACATTTGATTGAAATTAACAATAATGGTATTTTTAATGAGTTTAGATAATTTTAGAAATAGAACGATTATATGGGATACGGTCAATAAAGACTTCCCTCAGCCAAAACAAGAACCAGGCTCAGTCGCTACTCCTTGGATGCCTTCAGCTGGCGAAGTAACGGTTGCAGACTATCCGAAGTATGTAGGTTTTAGTAATATCATTAAACCTAATAAGAAAAGTTCTGATTACAAATGGTTACCAATGGGGTTAGTATCAATTGATAGTGCTACTGGCTCACTCAAGCCTGCGGTTATAGGCATTGACTATGCTCAAGCTCACCCAGTTGGCTCGGTAGTCTCAAATAACTCAAATTTATCATCAGGATATTCTACCGGAACATGGGAAAATATCGGTTCAGCAGTAATTGGTTCAGTAACAGTATATCATTGGCAACGCACTGCATAAAAACATAAAAAGGAAAATAAAAAATGAAATTAGATTATAACTCACGTGAGATTTTCTTTGGTAATGAAGCTCTAATCGTAGCTGATATGGCTAAGGGAAGTAGCGGAAAACCAGAGTTCACCAACCACAAAATCGTAACTGGTTTAGTATCAGTTGGTTCAATGGAAGACCAAGCGGAAACGAACAGTTATCCTGCTGATGATGTACCAGACCATGGAGTTAAAAAAGGTGCTACCTTACTTCAAGGAGAAATGGTATTTATTCAAACAGACCAAGCACTTAAAGAAGACATTCTTGGTCAACAAAGAACAGCAAATGGCTTGGGTTGGTCTCCTACTGGTAATTGGAAAACGAAATGTGTTCAATACCTTATTAAAGGGCGTAAGCGTGATAAAGTTACAGGGGAATTTGTTGACGGTTATCGCGTAGTTGTTTATCCTCATTTGACACCAACAGCAGAAGCAACAAAAGAATCAGAAACAGATTCAGTTGACGGTGTAGACCCTATCCAATGGACTTTGGCAGTACAAGCGACTGATTCAGATATTTATTTGAATGGAGGTAAAAAAGTCCCTGCTATTGAGTACGAAATTTGGGGAGAACAAGCAAAAGATTTCGTCAAGAAAATGGAAAGCGGACTGTTCATTATGCAACCTGATACAGTTCTAGCTGGTGCAATTACACTTGTAGCTCCTGTTATTCCTAATGTAACTACTGCTACAAAGGGTAATAATGACGGAACAATCGTAGTGCCTGACACTTTGAAAGATTCTAAGGGTGGAACTATAAAAGTAACATCAGTGATTAAGGACGCACATGGAAAAGTAGCAACAAATGGACACCTTGCGCCCGGTGTCTATATCGTAACGTTCTCCGCTGATAGTTATGAAGATGTTACCGCAGGAGTTTCAGTAACTGACCATTCATAAGACTACAAGCGCAACAACCTAAAAAAATAACTAAGTAAAGGGATATAAAACAAAATGGCAAAACAATTAAGCACAGCACGTAAGTTTAAAATGATTACAGGTAAAGACCTTTTCCAGCAACAAAAAGCAATGGATACAGAGCTTAAAAAAGAAGACGGAGAAATTACTGATGTAATGGAGTTCGTTCAATATGGTTTATACTTGGCTCTTTTTCAAGATAACATTGTAAAAGCTAAAAGCGACTTCTCAGACTTCCGTTCTAGCTTTGAGTTCGATACTGACGGTAAAGGGCTTAAAGAACTTGTCGAATTGTGGCAGAAAGAAATTTAATGAGCTGAAAGGACTGTAAATGATTTTAAAACATGCAATTAGATACTTAGAACTTACTGGTTCAGACTTTATTACAGATTTGAAAGACTTTGCAGACCTACAAAATTCTTTTGTCGCTGGATATATTCCTGATGACTTTACAGAGCAAATGGAGAGCTTTACAGACAAGTTATTGATACTTTGGGTAGATTGTAACGGAGGACTGCAAAACGCCTTAGACGACAAAACAGAGCTTCCTACAACTAACGAGTTAATCAATATCTTCTGTAAAACTGTTTTTATTAAAGAAAAAGAGGAAACGGAAGACGATATGGTCTTCTTTTCTTCTAGTTCATTGATTAAGAAAAAGAAAGATACTGTAAAGGAAAATAAAACTTTAGAACTTTTGACTATTTTAGGCAATAATGAAATTGATATAACGCAGTTCATGGAAATGGAACTAGAACTTGTTTATAAAATAATCGAACTTATTGCAGAGAAAAAGAAAGAGGAAAAAGAAAAAGAGAAAAGGCGTAAAAGAAAGGGTATGTAATGGCAAGAAATGCAACATTTGAGGTCGAGATATACGGTAATACAACGAAATTCGAGAACTCACTTAAAGGCGTTAATACCGCAATGTCAGGGCTTAGAGGAGAAGCTAAAAACTTACGTGAAGCTCTAAAACTTGACCCCACAAATACCGGGAAAATGGCGCAATTGCAGAAGAACTTACAAACGCAGTTGGGCTTATCACGTGACAAAGCAACAAAATTAAAAGAAGAACTTTCTACGGTTGACAAAGGTACGTCAGCAGGTCAAAAGAAATGGCTACAACTTACTAGAGACTTAGGCACAGCAGAAACACAAGCCAATAGGCTGGAAAGCGAAATAAAGCAAGTCGAGGGTGCTATTAAATCAGGTTCTTGGCATATTGACGCTAAAATGGATACTAAAGGCGTTAATAGCGGAATTGACGGTATGAAGTCACGATTTAGCGGTCTTAGAGAGATTGCGGTAGGTGCATTCAGGCAAATTGGTTCAAGTGCCATTAGTGCTGTTGGTAATGGCTTAAGGGGCTGGATATCTGACGCAATGGATACCCAGACAGCCATGATTGCTTTAAAGAACACGATGAAGTTCAAAGGCAATGGAAAAGATTTTGACTATGTAAGCAATTCTATGCAGAAGCTCGCCAGAGATACCAACGCAAATAGTGAAGATACTTTAAAACTTTCAACAACGTTCATTGGTTTAGGAGATAGTGCTAAAACAGCGGTCGGCAAAACAGAAGCATTAGTAAAAGCTAACCAAGCGTTTGGCGGTACTGGAGAAAACCTTAAAGGTGTCGCACAGGCTTATGGTCAGATGTCAGCTTCTGGAAAAGTTACTGCTGAAAATATTAATCAGTTGACAGATAACAACACGGCTCTTGGCGCTTCTTTGAAAGATACTGTTATGCAAATGAACCCCTCATTACAGCAGTATGGTTCATTCAATGAAGCTGTTTCAGCTGGTGCTGTCTCAATGGATATGCTCGATAAGGCTATGCAAAAAGCAGCAGACGGTTCAAGCGGTGCTACAAAAACCATAAGGGATACTTGGTCTGGTTTTAATGAAGACTTATCGCAAGCCTTACTTCCTACACTTGAGGCTTTAACTCCTGTTATCAATGCTATAATTGATAAAATGGGCGATTGGGGCAAAGGTGCTGGCAAAGCTATAGAAAATGTAGTTAAGTATTTCCAAGACTTGTTCAAACAGTTACAACAAGACGGTGCAATATCTCAATTCTCTGCTATATGGGATAACCTAAAAAGTGCGTTCGGTTCGGTAATTGGAATTATTGGTAACCTTATAAAATCTTTTGCTGGAGTTGATGAATCTACTTCAAAAAATTCGACTTCTGTTGAAAATGTAGCAAACACAATATCTTCACTTGCTAATAAGTTCGCTGATATCACGAAAAAAATTGCTGACTTCATTGGTAAAATTAGTAAAAGCAAGGAAGCAATGGATGCTATAAAAGTAGCTTTAGTTGCTTTAGCTGGTGCTTTCGTTGCTATGAAAGTTATCAACGGAATCATTAAGGCTTATGAGACATACAATAAGATTGTTGAAGCTGGTACAATTATACAAGGAGCTTTCAATGCTATAATGGCTGTCAACCCATTTGTACTTCTTGGAATAGCAATCGCCGCTGTCGTTGCTGGTCTAGTTTACTTCTTTACTCAAACAGAAACAGGTAAAAAAGCATGGGCTAGTTTTGTAGACTTCTTGAAGAGTGCATGGGACGGAATAGTTTCGTTCTTTAGCGGTATCGGACAATGGTTTGCTGATATATGGAATGGAGCAGTTGACGGAGCGAAAGGTATCTGGCAAGGTTTAGTTGATTGGTTCAGCGGAATTGTACAAGGCATTCAAAATATTTGGAACGGAATAACAACATTCTTTAGCAATTTATGGACAACTGTTATTGGTGGCATTCAATCTATATGGGGCGGAGTAACTGGCTTTTTTAGTGGAATATTCGACGCAGTTAGTTCAGTAGTTTCTACAGTATTTAGCGCTATTGGTGGCTTTGCTAGTTCAGCTTGGGATGTACTGGTTAGCGTATGGAGTGCAGTAGCTGGCTTCTTTGGTGGAATATTTAATGCTGTAAGTGGAGTTGTATCTAGCGTTTTCAGCGCAATCGGTAGTTTTGCTTCTAGTGCTTGGGGAGTAGTTCAGTCAATATGGAGTGCAGTAGCTGGTTTCTTTAGTGGCATATTCAATTCGGTTCGTAGTGTCGTTAGTGGAGTGTTTAGTGCAATTGGTGGCTTTGCTTCAAGTGCTTGGTCAAGAATTTCAGGTGTATTTAGCGGAGTTGGTGGCTTCTTTAGTGGAGTATTCAACGGTGCTAAAAATGCAGTTAGTGGAGTATTCAGCGCTTTTGGTGGCTTTGCTTCTAATGCTTATAACGCAATAACAGGAGTATTTAAAGGGCTCGGAGACTTCTTTAGTGGGATATTCGGAGGAATCAAAGACACGATAGACAGAGTTCTTGGTGGCGTAACAGGTACGATTGAAAAAGTATCAGGAGCTATTAATGGTATCGCTGGGAAACTTGGCAAAATGTTTAAAGGTTCTATGGTAGTAGGCTTGCCAGAATTTAACTTATCTTCTAGCGGTTACGGTTTAAGCACAAATAGCGTTTCAAGCGACAATAGAACATATAATACATTTAATGTACAAGGTGGTGCTGGTCAAGATGTTTCTAATTTAGCACGAGCAATCAGACGAGAATTTGACCTAGGGAGGGCTTAATGGTAAGACAGTATAAAATACATACCAACTTAGACGGAACAGACGATAAAGTTTGGGACGTAACAAATGGAAAAGTTAGATTTTACCAGCCCTCTAATTTAGGGTTACAATCAACTAATAATATCTGGCAAAGTAATGGTATTGGAGTAATGGGGACACGCTCAATTAAACAGCCTCAAATAGAGTTTAAATTAGAAACGTTTGGTGAAAGTTTAGAAGAAAATTATCGGTTAATGAAAGACTTCGTGAATGATATTCTTAGCAAAAAATTCGTTACACTTGAATATCAAACAGAGATTTTTCAGGTATATGCCGATTTAGCTTTAGCAGATGTTACAAAAACAGAGGGTTATGGTAAGAACGGAACTTTCAGCGAAAAGATAACGTTCGATATAATCACAAAGTGGTATACTTACGAAAATTTAACTTTTGAAATGATTCAAAATGGTAAAGTTATTGCCGGAAAGTCTAAAATTTATGGTGGAACAGCACCAGGAGACTATAAGTATATCAAAGGAACTTCTTACACTTATTATGGAGAAAGTAATATAGACCGTTTAAGCCGGTGGGATATTAAAGATGAAATATTTAGTTTTATGGGGATATTATATCCTCAACTTCCTAAGACACCCACTGGAGTTAGATTTTTAGACGATATTGGAAATGAATATACTGCAATTGCATTTAAGACGGAAGAATTACAAGACTACATTTTAATAAATACAGATGTAAATGACGAAACTTATCAAGGTTGGAAGGGGACAACTGCTCTAAATTTATTCCCTGTAATGGACTTTGAGCGATACAGAACTCGTATAATTGAAAAAGGTCAAATGGAGCTAATCAATTTAAGTAAGGCAGAGTTTAAAGTTAAGAGAAAGGCGGACTTCGTTTAATGTTAGAAGCCAATGTATATGATAACTTTAATCCTAACTATTATAATATATCTGATTTTAGACTTCCTAATGGTAAAAAAGAAAAAAGAGGGTTGCCGATACCAAAAGCTAGGTGTCAAGTCATTAACTATGAATTATGGGAAACAGGTTACCTTTACACTTCATCAGCTACTTTGACCGTTTCAGTAGAGGTTGGCGATATTGTTCAAATTCTTTTTCCTGAAGTTGTTCCAATTGAGGAGGCTCTAGGTCAAAAGAAAAAGCTGAACTTAGATATGGTTTACCTTGTTACAGATGTAGATGAAAGCAATAAAGCCACATTAAAGAACTATTTTTGGGCAATGATTGAAAGCCTTGATGTTCCAAACGCAATAACTAAAACGACAAACTTTGCTATCATTGATTATTTGATTGACCCTCGTAAAAATAATTTAATGAGTTATGGTTATTTCTTTAATTCAAGTATCTTTGCAGGAAAGGCGACAATCAACCGTAAAGCAGAAACTTCATCGGCTCATGACGTAGCAAAAAGGATATTTTCAAAGGTTCAATTTCAACCAACTACGACAATTCAACATGCTTCATCTGAAACAGACCCTAGAAACTTGTTATTCATTAACTTTGCTTCAAGAAGCTGGAATAGAAATAGAATCACGACAAGGGTAGATATTAAGCAAAGCGTGATAATGGACACGGAAACAATAACAGAACGTTCGGCTTATAATTTCGCTGTCGTATTCGTTAAGAATAAGGAAACAGACGACTATACAGACCCTCCTAAAATGTACACAGCAAAAAATAATGGAGATGTCATTGATTATAGCACTTATGGCGGAGACGGAACAGACTTGCCAGAAGTAAGGACAGCAAAAACATTATTTTATGATAGAGATGAACACGGAAACCCTCCAGATATATCAACTATTAAAGCAGAAGTTTCGCCCTCTACAATCGTCACAAGATTAATTTTCAACCAAAATGAGCTTTTGCCTTTATATGTTAATGACTTGGTAGATATATGGTATGACGGTAAACTGTATTCAGGGTATATAGCAGATAGAGTTAAAACAGAGTTCAATGATAGACTTATTTTTGTAGAAAGTGGAGACAAACCAAATGTTATATGAGTATGTAGCTACTTACGGAGACAAATATAGAATAGATAGCTTCACAGGGTACAGAGAGCTACGTAAAGACCACTTAGAACTTTTATCTGGTAAAGTATATTATAATAGCGAAAACTCGCTTAGAATTGAAACTACGCTATTATACGAGGTCGGTCAATTTGTATCAATTGGTGGTTATCCGTATGGCGGTAGAAAATTTAGATTATTAGAGCTTTCAATTACTGATAACCCAGTTTTAGATAAAGCGAAGATAATTTCAAGAAAGGTTAAAAATGACAATTAAAAACTTTACATTCTTTAGTCCAAATGGTACAGAGTTTCCAGTCGGTTCTAATAATGACGGAAAGCTATACATGATGTTGACAGGAATGGACTATGGAACAATCAGGCGCAAAGACTGGACAAGTCCGTTAAATACAGCTCTTAATGTACAATATACTAATACTTCAATTATTGCTGGCGGTAGATATTTTGAACTATCAAATGAAACGGTAGCTTTAAAGGCTAATTCTGTCAACTATATCCATGCAAATATTGACTTAACTCAAACAGCACACCCTGTTACTTTATCGGCTGAAACTTCAAACAATAGCAATAATGTTGATTTAAATAATAATTCAGGTGTACTTAAAGTTGTGATAGATATTAGAACAACTAACGGAACTGGAGTTATAAACGCTAAGAGCCCAACTGAGCATACTTTACTTGATGATGTTATTATTAATAGCCTAGTCAATAAAAAGGATATTCCTTGGACTGATTTAAATAGGGCTAGTGGAGTAGGTTCAACTGGAATATTACAGGCAAGAATTATTAATAGTGTAATTTACGTTAGAGGAAATAGCATTCCTGTGCCAAATGTCGCACCGAATTTCATTGTTCCGGTTGGCACTTTCCCACCTGCTTTTGGAACAAATCTACCTCAATTTGATACTGCTGGTACATTTTATTCTCATGGAAACCTGTCGTTATCTTTAATCAACATGTCTCCAAGTGGTATTGCAGTAGGTAATCCAAACAACACTTCAATGAACGGAAAAACAATATCTTTCGTTTTATCAGTGCCTTTGTTGTAAACAAATAGAAAGCAAAATATAATGGTAACTAGAATGATTTTAATAACTATCTTGATTTTGGCGATTCTTTTCGCTACGTGGGTCAAAGATAGAGAAGCGATGAACCCACCTTTCAAACGTAGACTTGTGATTGATTTGACGGTAGTCTTCGCGCTATGGGTTTTATATGCAGTCTTTTACTTTACTCAAACTCCTTCAACCTCTGACATTGCGAAAACTGTAATTAACGTAGGTTTGCTATACTTTGTAGGTCAATTTATTTATTTAATTGCAAGTATCAGCCCTATGTTTGCCGGTTTGGTTAAACTTATCAAGAAGAATGGTGTAAGTATTCCCGAAGTTGAAGAAGAACAAACGGAGGATAAAAAAGAATGAATATAACTAATGCTGGCGTTCGTGGGCATAATCCTACTGGGGTTGTAATTCATAATGACGCAGGCTCAAATGGTGCTAACACTGGTTTCTATAATAGTTGGCTACCTACACATAACCCTGAAAATGGTTTTGCTCATGTCTATATCGCTTCTGACGGACGATTGCAGGCTTCTGACTTCTCTAACAAGGCATGGCATTGCGCTAACTCATACGGTAATGCTAACTATGCTAGTTGGGAAGTATGCCAATCAGAGGGAGATTTAAGCCAGTTCTTGAAGAATGAACAAGCGGTACTAGATGATGTAGCTAAGTACATGAAACAATGGGGCTTAACTCCTGATCGTAATACCGTTAAACTACATCAAGAACTTTCAAGCACAAGTTGCCCTAGACGGTCAGTAGAAGTCCATGGTGGCACTTTAGAAAGTTGTCGCTCATATTTTATTGCAGAACTAAACAAACGCCTTACAGGGAAAACTGAAAGCAAACAAAACGAAAAGGAAATCGAAATGTATCTTATTTATTGTACAGACACAAAACGCTACTATGTATCTAACGGAGTATCAGTACGCTATGTACGATCTACACGCATGTTAGAAAACTATCAAAACAAATGGGGTAAACTTAATTTGCCTAAAGATACCATGTTACAAGTGGAACTAGACGCTGAATTTGGACCAAACGCAACTAAACCATAGAATAAAAAAAGACCACCTTAATTGGTGGTTTTCTTTTGTAATTGAGCATATTTTAAAGAGGATATACCTACTTTCTATTTTTAATTAATTTATTTTGTTTTTATTTTTTACCAAGTCACCCAAGCTGTACCGCCTGAACCTTGATATATACTTACTGCTTTGTCTAAATAATCTTGTGGACTTAAGTTAGATACCTGCCCATGCACGCTTTGCATTATCTGTAATAGTCCCCGGCATGATAACTCATTTTCAACATAAGGGTTTCCACTCGACTCCTTATAAATAACATCAAGCCATTTACCAGCACTTACTCCTGTCTTGCTTGCCATATAATTCGCAGCTATTTCTGGACTTACGCTAGACCAATCCGCCCCAACATTGCCATTAATTGCTTCGTTTGGTACAGCTCCCTCATTTTCATCTTTTCCACTAACTTCTTGCGTCCTTTCGGTGTCAAGTTGTTCAGTTGCCTTATCATGTTCTCTTGCGATTCTGTCAGCTTCGGCTCGTTTTTCAGCTTCAACTCTTCGTTTATTTTCTTCACTAATTCGTTGTTCTTCAAGTGCTTTCTCCTTAGCTTGCCTTATATGCTCATATTTTGCTTTCTCTTGCGTTTTAAACTCTTGTTGATATAATTGTGCCACAATATCATTAAAGTTGTTATTTGCCCTTTTATGAGCTTGCTGAATTAGTACAATACTTCTAATTGTATCGTCTGTTAAAATAAAGATAATTATTCTCCTTTACGTGTACGTGAATTATAATATGCTTTCGCCATAACTATGTCTTTATTATTTGCTTTCATATTTTTAAATGACTTAATAACTTTATATTCGCCCTGTGAATCAATTTCAATTAAACGCATTTCAAATAAAGGAACAAGCCTATACATTGTTAATACAAACGCAAAATCATTATTTGCTTCTTCTAGCGTGTCGCTTGTTTTATAATAATCTCCGTCTATTGCGCTATACCAAATCTCATATTTCATGCCATGCTCTTTTCTATGTTTTAATTGCTTACCTGCTTAATGGCTTCAATAATATTATTGCCAGCATTTATTAGAATTTCATCACTTACAGTTACATTCTTTCTTGAAAATAGTTCGTTCTCGATCTTTATAAAGTGCATTGCTTTAGCTAAAAATTGAGCTGATGACTCATAATATAATGTTTCTAGTTCATCATCTGAAAGCTGTGTTAAGTCGTCATTAGCAAAAGTTGTAAGTTTTCGCTTAATTTCTTTGCCATTGTCATCTTCTTCTACGTAGTAACGCTTCATCTATTCATTCCTCTAATTTCAAATTTTTCAATAATATACCGTTTAGAACCAAGTTCAAAGCTGACTAGATAATTATTAAAAGGGTCTTTTTTGTTCAAGTCGTTAGCAATCTTTCTAGCTGTTGACCGTGGATATTTTGAACTATTAATCTTACTTGTATACTTATGTAATATTATCTTACTACCTCCCTTTGCATTTTACGTTTCAACCGTTGCTTGTACAGGTATTCTTCACTTGGCTCTAAGCTATATAATATCTCATCTAGTAAGTCAAACGCTTCTCCTCCAACTCCTGCACTATCCATTTTTTTAAGCGTAAGATCGTGCATTTCATCATCATTTAAGAACTCTTTTAAATAAGGATATACAAATACCTTAGGCAATCTTTTTTTATTTTTAGCAATGTATAGGTTAGGCGATCTACCTGTTTCAGTTTTAATTTTTAACTCAAGTTGGCTGAGTGTACTGCCTTTTTCTTTTAGTACGTTAGTAATTCTTTCATATAATTCTTCGTTTGTCATTATGCTATAACCTCCGTGATTTCAGTATGTTTTTTAACTTCATATCTTTGTTCTTCTGGAAGTAATTCGTTCCATTTTAAAGCCTCTTTTTTATCATAAAACTTACGTGATTTAATTTCTTTTTCCAATATCCAAGATACTGTGTAGTATGTAAATTCATCTTTCATTATCCAATTACTCCTGTCTTGATGTTTAGCCTTTGCTGGCTTGATAAGTGATAACATGAGCACCGTTTGCAATAATAAGTTCTAACTGGTATTTTATCATCTTTATTTTTCTTACTCTTTTTATTATGCTGGGCATTAGCTATTGAGTATAAAGCACCCATTTTTGTGTATTTGCGTTTCTTACACATAATCTAACCACTCCTTTATAGTAAATAATTCAAAGCCTTTTAGCTTGTCTTGTTTTTCAATTGCTACCTGCTTATTATCTTGCTCTCTTAGCAGTTCAATTATAGGTCTACCAATATCGAACCACTTGACGACTGTATTAGCTTTAAGTCCGAAATACTTAGCACATTGAGCCTTACAACTAAAGTGTAGTTCTTCTTCTGTAATAGGGTTATAAGCTACTATTTCCCTATCTTTTCGCATTGCCATTATTTAACCACCTTTCTATAAGACAATAGTATCAAATTATCTTATGTCTGTCAAGAATAAACTTTAAACCTCTTCAATAAAATGCAAATATCTTTCATCAATCGCTTTTATTTCTTCTTTTGTGAACTCTGATTTGAAGTTATTTCTTTCTTCTTTGAACCCTAGAAAAAGAAACTTTTCCCCTAGCTCATTTTTAAAAGAATTCAAATATCCTTTTTTGTTGTTCATCAGCTTAACATTGTATTTTTCCATTTGCGTCTCCTTCATTTCTATAAGACTATAATATCAAAAAAAGCTCACACTGTCAAGCATAAACTTTCGTTCTGTTTAATTTAATTCAATTAAACCTTTGTTTTCTTTAATTGATCGTAATTTTGCTAAAAAATCTCCCATGTTATCTCTTTTTACTAGTTTAACTTCCATTTCTTCGTCAAACTTTTCTAGCTCTTTGATTAATTCTTTTACTTTCATTCTTCTACTTTCTTTTTAAAGTGTTGTAAATGTTTAGCTACTTCATGTTTATCAATTTCTTCTTGTGTCCATTTATAACGTTTTTGGTTAGGCACTTTAAGGAAAAATTCCAGTCCAATATCTTTTGCCAAATAGCCGTTTCTATCATGAGGCTCTGGAATACAGATATAGAATAATTCATCTTTTGCTGCTTCCCATTTATCACGGTTCAATAATAACCATAGATGGGCCTGTTTAGTATTACCACTTAAACCAAATGCTGCCAAAGTATTTTTATAGCTCTCTGTATTGTCAACTTCAAGCCAAACTTCTTCAAATAATTCATCAAAAATTTCTTTGCTGAAGCGTATATCATATAGTGTATTATCAGTATCTAACGTTTGATGTTCTTCTAGCCATTCGTTCAACTCTTTAGAGATAATAATTTTTTCTGTCATTTTATTCGCCTTTCCAGTTTTTGAAATCATCGGCCATATCTTGTGTAAAGCCCATAATATCTTCAGTAGTGTACTCTGTAAGCTCATTCTCGTTACTTAACTTAGCCAGTTCTTTGGCATAGTCTAGAGCCTTGTTATGGTCTTTGTCGTAGCTCTCGCCCTCTTTCTTGCCAGCTCTTACTAGATACTTTAATACCTGCATTGTATACCAACCTGCAAGCTCTTCGTAGTTAAAATTATGTTTAAAGTATTCGTTAAGTTCCACACCGTATTCATTGGCATAGTGCCGATTCTTTTTAAAATTCATTAGATGATTCCTCCAAGCCATGCAATACTCAATATTGCAATCATAGCCAGCCATGCAATAGCTATAACTGCGAAGCCAACACCTACAATAATTGTTAAAGTTTTTGCTGTTTCTAAATCTAATTTCATTTTGTTCTCCTTAATTTGATTGTCTGTATTTTTCCTTTACTCATATATGCTATTATAATCTATTTCTTTTTAATTGTCAAGCGAAAACTCACATAAACCACTAATAAAATAATTGTTATTATAAATAATGGTGGAATAAATACAGTTACAGCAAACCAAATAATAGATACTAAAGTATAAATCATGATTTTAAGTATTAATTTACCAGCATGAGTTTCTTGAAAAGTTATTTCCTCATCTGATGATGAATCATCTTCTGTTGAATTACCATAAAATATTTTATCTTCATCTACTTCGTACTGATTGCTACAATAATCACATTTACCATTAGTGAAACTTGAAGCCCCACAGGTTACGCATTGTTTTAATTCCATTGTTGTAACTCTCTTTCTTAACTTTATATATTGATTATAAACTATTAATTTTAATTTGTCAAGAGTTAATCGTTTTTTAGTTTTATTCTATGACCTTTCAAGTTGTAACCTTTGTTATAAATTCCCCAAACGGCTGGCTGGGTAACTCCGACGTATTTAGCTAAATCACTAAAATTTCTAAACTCTCTATTATTCCATAATACTTTTTTATCATGAAATCTTTTTACATTTTCTGTTTGTGTTACATACTCTAAATTATTCAAGTTGTTGTTTTCTTTATTTCCATCTATATGGTCAACGGTTAAATCACTTTTACCGTAAAAAGCTAACATAACAAGTCTATGAACATACATAACTTTACCTTTTACTCCTACTCTTAAATAACCAGATTTTGTTTTTGTTAACCCGGTTAATTTACATTTGTTTTTCATTTCTTTATAAATTTTTCCGTTTTCAAAGACTATTAAATCATCTATTTTTTTGTATCTCATTTTTATCTCTCTTTCATTCGTTAGAGCAATTATAGCAAAAAAACTCTAAGCCGTCAAGCAAAAAGTTTTTATTGTTAATTATTTTTCTTTCAATTTATTTTTGAACCAGATGATTCGTTCTTTGAACCAAGCGTCAACTCCTTCAGGACGTAGCCATTTCCCTTGTTTCACACCGTTTTTTTCCATGAACTCAATCACTTTATCAGGAGTTTCTGGTTCGTCCCACATATTATATTTTGCTGAATTGAATTTACTAAACATTTCAAGTGTTTCGATGTAGCTATCTTTCAGAAGCTCCGTGTCAAGCAATTTTTGGGCCTTCTCTGCACGTTTAGCAAGTCGTTCGTTAGCTTGTTCCAGTTGCTCTTTTTGACGCTGTAAGCTCAAGTTATGGTTGATGTAAGCAATTTGCTGTGCGTGTCGTCCAAGTTTGCCTTGCGTATTAAGCTCGATTAGTTTAGCCAGTCCGTCGCCAAGAATTTCATCAGCTACAAGATTATACTTGTATTTTTTATTTGTGTTTCGTACGTAGTTGTCAAGTGTTTGTTTAATTTTAAGTTTTTTGTGTAGTTCTCTTAATGTTGTCAATTTAATACTCCTTCATATATTTTACCAAACTTCAAAGCGTTAATTTTAACTAACTGCTTCAAGTCTGATATAAATTGCTGTTCTCCGTCGAAGTCAAAGGGCATTGCCACGTTTTCCTTTATCCAAGTGAAAGCTCCGTCAAAGTCTTGTCTTAGTAAGCTCATTTTATCCACGATGTCGATGATTTGCTCTCTCTCTTCTGCTGTGTACATTTAACCGACTTTCTAGAAAGGTAGATCTTCCGTGTTAACTTCAATTGGTTCAGAACCACCAAATAAGTCTTGTTTAGTTTGTGATTGACTACTATTATCATTAGGGATAAATACTTTTTCAACAGTAGGAAAAACAAAGTTATAGTTTACGTATTCGCCTGATTCCTTAGCTTGTACACGACCGCTTACCGTTATGGTGTCGCCTAATTGAATGAAGTCAGGCAAGAATGCTGAACCGTACGCGACTTTTACGTTAGATCCCTTTTCTTTTTCAAACAATGGAACTGAAATAATTTTCTTGTCGCCTTTTGCTGTGCTTGCTGTTCGTGTATTTTTTTCGTTCGCTTGTGCTGTAACTGTAATGATTGCCATTTTTTATTTTCCCTCTGTTGCTTTCCAAATTGTCATGATATCAAAGATTTCTTTTTTTGTCTTTGCTTTAAGTAGTTCCATGTTAGGATATCCAAGTTCTTCAGCTCTATTTAGTGCTGGCTGGATCTCTCTAAGTCGTTGCTTTTCAGCTTCAAGTTCTTTTTGTTCTTCTGTCAAGTCAGGTAAATCTTCATTGGAGTAGATGTATAGCCCTAAACCATGACGTGCAATTGCTTTAACTAGTCCACGCTGAATGGCTTTATTTACGTCCATAGAAGTCAGTTTTTCAACTGGGATAGATTGATTGCGATAGTCCATTACAGGCAAATACTCAATATGCTCTAAGCCCTCAATAGTCATACCAACTTTAACCCACGCTGTGCGACCGTCTGTGTGATAATTTAACCCTTGTTCATTTTCATAAACTTTGCTGTTAGCTTCAGGATATACTTTTTTAACTTCAGACCATGCAAATGCCCAGCTAAGATAATCAAGATTATTCTTTTTGCTTTTCTTGTCATTTACATTGATAACACTTAGGGTTTCAAATACGCTCATTTGACAACCTCTTCTTTCCAACCTTGGCTTTTAAGCTCATTGACTTTATTTAAATCGCCGCGAATATTTAAATCAAAAGTAGACGCAAAGCTCTTTGCTAAAGTGTTAAAAACATAACCAAAATAAACTTTATTTTTTTTAGTTTTACCACTTGCTTCATTAAATTCTAAATACATCAACGACTGTTCTTTCTTTGGTTCTTCACGTGCTGTATCTGAAAGCTCATAAAAGTTATTTTTCTTATCTTCTTTAAGTTTTTCAGTAACTTTTTTTACGATATCTTCTAGCTGTTCTTCATCAAATTTAATGTTAATTGTTTCCATTTTCTCCTCTTTCTATAATAAATACGTCGCCTTGTCTTGTAATTTCAATATTATATTTAAGCATAGGCAGGATATAACCTTTACCCCAATAGCTCCATAATTCGCTTATCAAGCCATATAAGCACTCGTTAGGCCCAACCCTATACTTTGTTTCGTTCATCTCTTCGAGCTCTTTAGATAGCTTTCTAACGCCTCTAGCATAATGTTTACTTGCTTTTTCTTCTGCCCTTAAACTTTTGAAGTTGCTTTTCATAAATGAACTCTCTAATATCTTCTTTCTGTTGCTTTTCCTCTTTATCAGACCAGCCAACTTTTTGACCTTTTCGCTTACCGCTTTGATAAACTCGCCTGTTATCTTCTGGAAAGCCATTTCTCTCGAAGTACATTCTAGCATATTCAAAGTAATTTAAACTGTTGATATACTGCTGACTATCTTTTTTGTGATAATTTAGAGTTATTAATCTCCTTTCAGCTAGTGATTCAAAAGATGTTATCATATTTCTTCTTCAATGAAACCTAAAGTTAGCAAGGCTTTATATTCTTCACTATCTTTTTTGACTTCAAGTGCAAATTTTTTATTTCCGTTTAATTCATTTGCTTTACCTGCATAATATAATGGAGTGCTGTCGGTTCTATCAGAAAAGTTATAAAACTTAAATTTAGGAACAATAACTTCATAACCATTAATAACAGCGTCTAACATTTTTCCTTTTTCATCAAGAGTGAATGGTTCTTTTTCGCCTTTTTCATAACATTTTCCATTACCGTCTTTAAGATAATGGTTCCAACCATACCGACTGATATAATGGAAAGCTCTATCATTACAGACAAAGGTTTTAAGATAATCAGCTTGTTCTTGCGTTAATTTAACCACTATTTATAGTTCTCCTTTATTTCTATATATATTATTATACCAAAATTATTTATTATTGTAAAGCATTAGATGTTATTTTTTTATTTATTTCTGATTTTAATTGCAAGGCTCTAACTAATGCACGTTTAGAATAATCATTTTCACAAGCGTTATGCAATTTCTTTGACTGTCTGACTAGAAATTCAGCACGACCAAGCCATACTTTGAAAAGTTCATCATTATGCCATTCTGCTTTTATCATTTCTTCTAATGCACGATACAACCAGCCATAAACCTCTACATGTAAGTTAATTGCCTTGTTTTCGTAATTGTTCATTTAACGCTCTCAGTGTATTTTTTGCCAATTCTTTGCTTGGTGTAATCAATATAGGTGTGTGTCCGTGTCTGTACATATCTTCTTCTATTTTTTCATAACCAAAAGCTATTATATAATCTAGCCCTCCAAAATCAATTTTTACTTCTTTGCTAAGTTTAACTACGTAATATTTTTCACTCATTTTCTGTTACCTTTCCTTGCTCTTTAGCTAAGTCTAAGAAAGCCTGTGCCGATTCTTTCGTTACTTCTTTAGGAGTTTCCCTTTTTACTTTTTCAACTAGTTCACTATCAGGTTCTTTTTTTGATTTATTAACGCAAGAAAATACTGAATCAACATAAGAAAAGTTTAAATCATCATCAAACTGGTAACCACGCGCTTTTACTGATAGCTTAGAGAAGTCGTTATGTTTTCCACGTTTAGGGCTTAACATCAGCATAAACTCCGCCCAAGCTGTAAGAGTAGAACCGCCTAAGGCATCGCTAGGCTTTACCATATAGGCTTTATCGTCCATTGAGTTTGCATAAGCTGATTTATTTGCATGAGCCACCAGTAAAAATGTTACATCTTGAAAGAGTAACTTCAAACGTGTAATTCTTCTAAGCATTGGTTCAAAGTCTTTACTATAAAGTATATCTCCATTTCTCAACATGGTCATTAGGTTATCCAAGATCACGAATTTTATATCATTTTCTTTAATGTATTCATATAACAAATTCATGTGGTTGGAATCATCAATCATAAACTCTCCACCTGTCAAAAAATGTAAGTCTTCTGGTGCATTATCTTTATTTCTAAGCCTTTTGTTTAACTCTCTGTCAGTATCTTCATTATCTATGTATAGTGTCTTACTACGCTTTGTGTCATAACCAAAAAAAGGTAACCCTTGCGACACCATTAAAGCCATGTGCATTGCTAGAGAGCTTTTAAACGACTTAAACGGTGCTACAAGTATTCCAGCTTGTGAACTTGGCATTAAAGTATCAATAAGCCAGTCATCTTTTAAATTTATTAAGTCTTCTCGCTCTTTTAAATGCTTGGCTGTCTGTACTTTATTAAATATGTTAGTCAATTATTTCTCCTTTAGTATATAATAGCAAAAAAGACTTGAAAAGTCAAGCCTTAAATCTATTAAGCTGATAAATATGTAGCCATAAGCAAATACACCATAATAAAGCAACAAATAAATCAATGACTTCTCCAGTAAATCCTGAATATCCAAATAAAGCAATTAGAATAACATCAAAAATAATCTGTAATATAGTTATACTTTTCATCTATTCTCCTTTTCTTATATCATGATATCAAATTATTTTACATTTGTCAAGACTTAATTCCATTTCTTTCTTTTTTGAATTTATTTATACTATCTTGATTTAATCGTTTAGATATTTTTCTTAGTTCCTCATTAGTTTTAGCCACTTCGCTTTTATTATTTTTATTTTTCTTTCTTTTATCACTAACTTTTTGTTTGCACTCACAGCACTTTAAATAACTTACACCACTTGCTTTTCTAATTTGCTGACACTTAGCACATTTATTTTTCATTTTTTGTTTCTCCTTTATTATATTTATATCTTATCATTTCTTTTTGTATTTGTCAAACATTAAGTTTTTTCCCCCCGTCAAGTAATTACTAGAGATTCTTGCTTGAAAGTTAATTTGTTATTTGTCGTAAGCTCTAATTTAGTGTAATTACTCCGCTCATTTAGTTTTACGTGCTGTGAATTGGCATAAACTAATCAGCACAACCTGTCAGCAAATGCTACAATTTCAGTAAGTAAGTTAAACAACGGCTTTCAAATAGTATAAAACTAAGACACCTTAAACTTAAATACTTATCTCTTATAGAGTTACATGGGGTTTATGTAATCAGGTATTCTCGACTTCATAGCTTACTCAGCTCGTTTTGATGTTTATCACATCGCTATACTTTCGTACCTCAACCGCCTATGGGTTATATATTCAATTACATAGATAATAATAACATAGACATTTTCACTTGTCAACTATTATATACTTATATTTTAACATATTGCATTTTACACTTTGAGTTATCCTATGTTATGTAAATTATTCTAAGCCCTCTAATTCTCCTAGCTTTTTATCCAGTTCATATTGGATCACTGCTATTTGTTTTATTGCTGATTCTAATACTTCTACTTTTTTAATCAAAAATTCTTTATCTTCCATTTATTCTCCTATCTATTATATTATAGCATGCCCTTTTTTAAATTTCACAAGGTTCACAAAGTTTTTTAGTCTTATTTCATTGACAACCACGCTGTTTACAAGCATTTTATACATTGTTTTACTGAAATAATAAAAGTATGTTACAAATCATAAATAGCTATACAATGGGCTTTGCTCTTGTTTTCTTAAAATATTTAGTTAAACATTTCACAATTCCAGTACAAGATAAAAAGATTATCAAACACTCCGGAATTCCTTTAGAAATCTTACAAACAATAAGCTAATTGTGCTTACTGATACCATACTTTACAAACAGGACACACAATGCACTTAATTTCTGCCACTTCTAGTTAAATCGCGGTCAAGCGTGAAACAAAAGCCCTAAGGGGCTAATTTCTTTTTTAATATAATTTATTTATTTTCTCCTAAGTCAAAGTGTATAGTCGGTTGACTATTCCAAGTATCTAATGTTTTCTTGTCTACTTCTGGCTGATTCATATACTCTCTATTCATTCTAACTCTTGTGTTATCTACTTTAATTTTAATACGCTTCTTGTATTCCTGCTGTCGTAAGTACATTAAATATTTATCTCTAGCCACAGTTACCTCCTATAAATAGTATAACACAAAATGCCTACAAAGTCAATCATAGCTTACATAACAGAGGATAAACCAAACCTGAAAAGTGCATTTGATATAATAAGTACATAAGTTAAGAGAGGAAAGCAAATGACAGAAGAACAGCTACTATTTAAGCAAGAAACATTGTCAATGGTTGACTTTAACGAGTTCTTACTTAATGCTGTTGAATGTGGTTTGATTAATCTTGATACAGCTTTAATTTTTAAGGGAGAATAAAGAAATGAATAAAGAACATATTTTAGCACAAAAAGAAGTATTGACTCCGATTGAATATGAACACTATGTTAAGCACTTGTTTGATATTGGAGAACTAAGCAAAGAGCTTTATATTGAATTGAGTTCTGATTTATGAGCAAAGCCTTAGCGATTGACTTTAGCACTTCTAATACTGGTTATGCGTTTCGCAATCCTTTAACAAATGAGTATGTAGTCGGTTCAATAGCTGGTGGTAAAAGTAAAGACCCTTTGGAACGTGCAAAGATAATTGCTGACGGTATAACAGAAGTCATTGAGCATTATAACTTATTTGATTATTTTATTTATATTGAAGAACCTATTATCACGTTCAAGTCTAAAGGTAATATCTCATTGATTAGGGCTAACGGTTCGTTCTTAGGAGTTATGCGTAACCGTCATAATATTGGCTATGTTGATATAAGTAATTCAATGTGGTGTGGTTATCACTTAATCAAAGGTAAAAGCAAAGCAAGAAAAGAACAAAGCATTGAGATACTCAAGAGCTATAATATAGTACCTGATAATGATATCAACGATGATCAAGCTGACGCCTTTTGTATCTTACTCTATGTAGAAAGTCAGGAGAATAAATGATTGTAATTAATATTGCCTTGGTTATTCTAGGCATTTTATATGGTGTAGGTTCGGTTACCAACTTTAAAGAGTGGTATTATCGCCATGACTATCTAGCTATTATGCTAAGTGTATTTACATCTATCTTATTGGTAGTAGCTGGAGTATTAAACGTTTTGAATTGAAACAATAGGTGTGCTGATTGACGGTGCTTAAATGTCATAGAGTTGACAGCCAAGCATAGGGTGCAAGGTGACGGGAATGCCTTAGTTAAATGAGTGTCGCCAACTAACAGCCCTTTTATTTATAGGATATAGCCAAATTGGTATGTGGTAGGCAGAGTCGCAATCTGGTACTGGTTCGATTCCAGTTGTCCTAGTTCTCCTTTATTTTATTATATGTTAGTACGTCATAGAAGTCGAAAGCATATAATAACAGGATATAGTGTTAATGGTAGCATGCGTGTTTTGGGAACATGTAGTGTTGGTTCGAGTCCAGCTATCCTGATGAGTGGTGTATAGTCCATAGACGAAGTGCTAAGCTATTGCGCAGTACCTTGGTGAAACTATACTTAATCATATTGTGGGCAACTGTGCATGGTTGCTAAGGTATGAGGTAAGAGTAATTGGAGGAAGTACAGGTCGCAACTGTGTGGGGTTCGATTCCCTACTGCTCTATACTAAGATAGTATCTAATGAGATACCAGCTGCTGATAGTTAGGAATAACAAGATGAGGTAGTCATAGTTAGCGGTATAGTCTAATGGTAAACGTGGGTTCGATTCCTACTACTGCTATAAGATAAGGGAGAAACAAATGATTATATTATTATTTATTATTATGCTGTTCATCAGTCCGAGCATAGCATTGTTATTGTTGCTGTTAGTTATTAACCCAGTGTTCGCATTGCTGTGGCTATTGGTATGGCTTGCTATTAAGTTATAAAGCTAGATAAAATAAATAAATAAAGATATAAAGGTATACTTTCAGAGAGGAAATAAAAATATTTTTCCATAGGTACCCGCCCCATAATCGCTATGTTTAAGGAGATTTTCAG